CCTGTTCGTGGCCAAGACCGAAACCGGCAGCTTGAGCAACGAATTGCTCACCATCAGCCAGAACCGACAGGAGGTACTGACCTACCTGGAAGCCATTGCCAAGGGCTTGGCCTTCATTGCCGAATCGGCCGTTCTGGCCAAGCGGGTGATCAGCCAACCCTTTGACAGCCTGTCGGTGGTAGGCAAAGACATCGAGACCTGGTTCAAGACGGACCTGTTGCGTTCGATGAAATCCATGGGCTATGACCCCAAGGTCATCGACGCCGAAATCGCCAAGTTGCAGGGCGCCCGCGACGACTATGTGCGCGCCGCCAACGACCGCCTGTTCAACATCAACCAGAACCCGGGATATGTCGCCCAGGTGGCCAAGTTCTTCGATGAGCAGCGCCGCACGGTGCGGGTCATGGGCCAGAAGTTTGTGCTGGATACCGATGCACAGGCCAAGGAAGTGCAGTCCATCTACGACAAGTTCCTGCCCACGCTGCCGCGCAAACCCAGCCCGGCTTTGGATCTCTCCGGCTTCGAGAAACCGAAGCCCGCAGAAAAGCTCAACGAAGGCGAAGCCTTCCTCAATCAGGTGCGCTCGCGCCTGACGCGCACCCAGGATGGTGAAGCGGCAGAGTTGCGCGCCCGGGCCCTGCAAATCGAAGCCAAGGGCTACAAAGGTGTCGCGGCCGAGGCCGAGCAATACATCCAGGTGCTCGAGGCCATCGAACGGCAGAAGGAAGCCAACAAGGCCTTCGATGCATTTGAAAAAGAGGAAACCGCCTCACGCAAGATCACCGAAGGCCTGATCGGCAGCAACCGCCAACGCATTGAGGCCCTGCAACTGCAGCGCGAGATGCTGGACATGAGCGACACCGAACGTGCCGTCCTGCAAGCCCGCACCGATCTAGAAAAGTCCGCCGCAGCCGCCCGCAAGGAAGCGAACCAGATCGAAGACGCTGGCCTGCGCGCGCAAACTATTCAAACCATCAACGATGCCTTGGCGCGTCAGCTGCCCATCGTGGAAGACCTGGTGCGTGCCAATGCCGAGTACCAACGCAGTTTCGAATACGGCGCCAAGTCGGCGCTGCGGAGCTACATCGACGATGCGACCAACGCTGCCAAGCGCGCCCAGCAGGTGACGACCAATGCCTTCCGTTCGATGGAGGACGCGCTCACGAAATTTGTCATGACTGGCAAGCTGGATTTCAAGTCGATGGCCGATTCCATCATTGCGGACTTAGTGCGCATCCAGATTCAGCGTTCGATCACCTTGCCACTGGCGAACTGGCTGGGCAGTGTCCTACCTGGAATGGGTGCGGGCATGGGCGGTGGCACCCCAGGTGGATCAACCATGCCACTGGGGTCGGGCGACCTCATGGGCACCATGGCCAATGTCGCCCACAGTGGTGGCGTGATTGGTGCCGACGCGCTGCTCAGTCGTACTGTTCATCCCGCCACCTTCAGTGGTGCACAGCGTTTCCACTCCGGCGGCATCGTCAGTGGCGAAGTGCCCATCATTGCCCAGGAGGGCGAAGCGGTCTTCACCCGCGGGCAAATGCGTGCCTTGGGTGGTGCGCTTAGTGCCAAGTCCCCGGCGCCGGCCGTGAACGTACAGGTCAATGTGGTTAATCAAGCCCGGGGTGTGGAGGCACGCATCGAGCAGCAGCGTCAACCCGATGGTGGTCTGCGCCTGGATGTGTTCATCGAGCAAATCGAAGGCCGTATGGCACGCGCCATCAGCCAGGGCACCGGCATTGCGCCAACCCTGGAGCGCCGCTATGGCCTGAACCCGGCCATGGGAGCGGTGCGATGACGACCGTGAACAACCTGTCGGTCTGGCCGGAGACGCTGCCACCCCCACGGGTCGAGGGTTACAGCCTATCGCCCCGGCCGAGCCTATTGCGCACAGAGATGGAAACCGGTGCCGCGCGGCACCGGCTGCGCTCTCTGTCTGCCAACTACCAGGTGCAGGCAGAGTGGCGTTTCTCCGAGTTCCAGTTCGCCATTTTTGACGCCTGGTGGGCCTTGAACACTCGGCTGGGGGAGCAGTGGTTCGTGCTGCCCCTGGCCGTGCCGCTGGATGTGCTGGCGGTCGAAGCCCGTTTCCTGTCCCCTTGGCAGGCCGAGTTGCTACCCGCCAAACGCTGGCGGGTGGCCGCACAACTGGAAATCCGCAACCTGCAGCGGCTGACCGCCGAGGAGTTGGAGGCGGCCAGCGTTTACGGCGATGCCGAGATGGCCTTGGCCGACCGGCTGCACCGCTGGCTGCATGAACAGATGGGTGCAATCACCACACCACCGTATTTCTGAAGGAACGAGCATGTCGATCAAAGACCAACTGCTGCGCTCGGTCACGCAACTGGAGACCGACAGTGGCATGGTGCACAACTGGGCCCATGGCGATACCAATGCCCAAATCGCCACCGAACGCGGTCACGTGCGCTCGCCCGCCAAACTGATCGCGGACAAAGATGCCGAGATCAATCAGGCGGCCAATGGGCTGCTGTCACGGGCGGTGTCAGCGGCCAACAATTCGGAGGCGTCGGCCAGTACCTCGGCGCAGCAGGCGAATGCGGCAGCTGGCTCGGCCAGCCGGGCGGCCACGTCGGAAGGCAATGCTAAGGCCTCTGCCATCGCTTCCAGCGACAGCGCAGCGCGGTCTCTGGCATCCCAGACGGCCGCAGCAGCGTCTGAGGCCACCGCCATCGATCGTGCCAAAGATGCTTGGCAGTCGAGTTGGGCCGCCGGGCAATCGGCCGGTCGTGCCGCTGCATCCGCTGAGCAATCTCAAGCCAGTGCGCAATCTGCCGCAGGTTCTGCTGTGGCGTCCGATGTCAGCGCCGACACCGCTGCCAACCTGGAATTCCTCGCCCGTGTCGAAACCCGGGTGGGTGAAGTTATGGCCGGTGTGGCGCTGGCTGGCGGCAGTTTGAGCAGCACTTCTGCCGACCGGGCCAACGCGTCGGCGACCACGGCCTTAGCGCAGGCCGCTCTGGCGCGTACGGCGGCCAATGCCGCACTGACTTCCCGTACGCAAGCCGCTGAATCGGAAGTGGCCTGTGCCGCCTATGTCGTGCAGGCCGACGCCCTCGTGGTGGCGCCCTATACCCAGATGGCGGCTCACCTGATCGCCACCCAAGCGGTGGTGGTCGAGCACCACGCGTTTACCTGAATCCCTGAACCGAACCCCGAAGGAGCCTTCCATGGCTGAATCTGCCAGCGGTCTGATGACCGAAGTGGCGGCGCTCACGCACGCCACCACGCAACTGCTCAACACCGTCAATGTCCGCAAAGCCACGCTGGACGCCAGCGTCGATGCAGCCTCTGGCAGTGCCACGTCTGCCGCCAACAGCGCCCAGTCCGCCAGCCAGAGTGCATCATCTGCTGCGACCACGTTGGACGAGACTGAAGCCGCCCGCAATGCCGCTCAAACCTACCGAGACCAGGCGGTGGCGGTGGTCACCAGCAACGACGGCTCCCTCGAATCCGCTCCCGGCAAGGTGCCCGTCGCCGGTCTGGACGGCAAGATCGATTACGACTACCTGCCACTGGCCAGCCAGAACGCCATCGTTGCTGAAGCCCTGGTCCGCTCCACCCATGAAAACCTCCAGGACTTCTTCGACGACCGCCAACTACGTAACACGCTGCGTTGGCTCTTGAAGGGCCTGGCCAGCGGCACGGTCACCGTGAACGACATCGACAACCACCTCTAAACCTTCCACCCCTCGGAGATTTCCATGAGTATCGAAACCGAACTGCAAAACGTCGTGGCTGCCGCCTCGGCGCTCAACCAGACCGTGCGTGGTCAGATCGATCAGATCAATGCCAACGTCGGTAACGCCATCGCCAACAACGATGCGCGCACCACAAATGCCATCCATGGCATGAATGCCACGGTCAACAGCTATGTGGCCAATGCGCGTGGCCAGTACCCTTTGCCACAGAACCTCGTCAAAAACGCCTACATGGATGTTGTCGATAACGGCGTGCCCACCGGGTACGTTGCAGCTGGCTTGGCGTTGTCTGCGGTTCATCCTTGGACCAAGGGCTTTGAGGGACCATACACCCATGATCGACCTTCGGCAGCGGTGGACGATTCCCATCTGGCCACGATCGATAACCCGTACTGGTTTGGCACCTACACCAAAGGTCCCCGGTTTCCGGTTTGGGGCGGCGGCCTGGCCGATGGTTGGTATGGGCTGGGCAGTGGCCATCTGCTGAAGGTTACGGCTGCTGCCACGGTGCCTGAGGACACCCGCTGGCTCTTTCTGCCAGCCCAACGCCGCGTGTATGCCGAAGCCTACGGTTTCCGGATGTGGGTCCACATTGCCCGTGGCAGTGCCGTGGGCATTGGCTCGCATGCGGGCTACATGACGAGTGATCCTGGCGGCGGGATCGTGGTTACCAAGGCCGAATGTGATGCACAGCCGCAGGGGTGGAAGCTGGTCGAAGGGGTGGTGGGCATCTCCGCCATGATGACCACGTTCGGTAATGGATTTTCCATCGGCTTCTCTTCCACCGAGGAAGTTGAGGCGTACATCGCAATGCCTTACGTCTACGCATTTCTGCACCCCGGCAACGCCGGCATGTCCATGGGAGATTGATCATGCATATCGCTACCGAAATTCACACTGGCGCAAAACTTCATGGCTCGTTCAGCGAAGAGGGCATCGCTGCCTTTGCCATGTCGTTCCGTACCGCCGAGTTCGTCGAGCAACATGGCGAACCTCAAATTGACTTGTCTGCCGAGGCAATGGCGATTCGCGCCCGCCGTTTGTGCGCTGTCCACATCACTACCCACTACCCTGACTGGAAGCAACTCAACATCCTGCGCGTGGGCACCAAGGCGCAAAAGGACCAGATGACCACCTTCATCGATGCCTGTCGTGACTGGAGCAATGGCGAGAAGCCCAACCCGGCCGCATTGGCCGCGATTGCGCCGTGATGGGAGACATCCATGCCCGATCCCGCCCTGTCCGAGGCCATTCAAGAGGCCTACGCTAACGCACCCACTGACGCGATCATCATGCACACGCTGGAACTGCGCCACCCGGATTTCCGTGACGACGCTGGCAACGTGACCGCCATCCGTGTGGTGCGTGACCAGGTGGACTTAACCGCCCGACTCGAGGCCGATGCCCCGCTCAACGCCAGCCAGATGGTCACCTTCATCGCCATGGGCTTCGATCTGGACCTGCCGCCGGTGGACACCGCGCCGGTGCCCGAGATCGTGGTCACGCTCGACAACGTCAGCCGCGAAATCGTGCGCCACTTGGATGCGGCGGCCGAGTCGCAATCGGTGACCGAAATCACCTACCGGCCCTACTTGTCCAACGATCTCGAAGTCCCACAGATGGATCCGCCCATCACCCTGGTGCTCACCGAGGTGGAGGCTGATATGCAGCGCGTCACCGCGCGTGCCCGAATGATGGACATCGGCAACAAGGCCTTTCCCAGTCGCACCTACACGGCCAGGGAGTTTCCGGGGTTGACGCGATGAGTACCGTCCAGGTCGAGGAACTGACTGGCCTGATTGGATTGCCCTGGGTTGTGGGTGCCGCTGGTCCGGAGGCCTTTGATTGCTGGGGTCTGTTCGTGACAGTGCAGCGCCAGTGCTTTGACCGCGACCTGCCGCAAAACCCGGTGGATGCCACCAACCTGCGTGCCGTGCTCGATGCCTTCAATGGGCACCCCGAACGCCAACGCTGGCAAGCGGTCCCGCAGCCAGAGGAGGGTGACGCCGTTCTCATGCGCCAGTCTCGCTATCCCGTCCATATTGGCGTTTGGCTCGACATCGATGGTGGCGGCGTGCTCCACGCAGTGCGCCACGCCGGGGTGGTGTTCCAAACCCTGGCCGCGCTCGATGCCCACGGCTGGCGCATCGAGGGCTATTACCGTTTCCGTGAACCGACATGAGTCTGCCTGCCTTACCTGCGGTTCAAGCCACCATAGTCTGGCCGCGTAACCCCTTCCACCCCGCCGACAAAGATCTGTACCCGGTCGCCTCCGGCAGCACCGTGGCCGACTGGATGCGCTCGCAGTCCATCACCGAATTCCCGCTGCCCACCGTCTGCCTGGTCAATGGCCAGCCGCTGCTGCGCCGGGAATGGGCCATCCGCCCGCTGGCTGCGCACGACGTGGTGGCTTTGGTCGGCCTGCCCGGTGGTGGCGGAGGCGGGGGCGGCAGCAACCCGCTGCAAGTGGTGCTGTCCATCGCGGTGATGGTGCTCGCACCCTACGCCGCCGCCGGACTCATGGGCTACGGCATGACGGCTGCCGGCATTGCCGCCGCGCAAGCGGCCATGGGCACAATCGGCTTTGGCCTGCTGGCCGCCGGTGTCAGTGTGCTCGGGGCCTACCTGGTCAACGCCCTGGTGCCGCTGCCCAGTGCCAATGTACCCTCGGCACAAAACAGCATCGCGCCCAGCCCCACCTATTCGCTGCAGTCTCAGGGCAACTTTGCCCGGCTGTTGCAGCCGGTGCCGGTCATCTATGGTCGCCACCTAGTCTACCCCGACCTGGGTGCCATGCCTTACACCGAGTACATCGACAACGAGCAGTACCTGCACCAGTTGCTGGTCATTGGTCAGGGCGAATACGACATCGAGGCCGTGCGCATCGAGGACACACCGATCCAGTCCTTCTCTGAAGTGCAGGCCCAAGTCATCCTGCCCGGTGGCCAGAACACCCTGTTCAACCACGACGTAGTGACCGCGCCCGAGGTGGCAGGCCAGGAACTGCTGGCGATTGACGACCCGGCTAACACCCGCAGCGAAACCGTGGGCCCCTTCATCGTCAACCCACCCGAAACGCAGATCACCACCATCGGCATCGACATCCTGCTGCCGCGTGGCCTGTTCTATGCGAATGACAGTGGTGGTCAAGACGCCAAAGAAGTGCGCTGGACGGTGCAAGCACGGGCGGTGAACGATGAGGGCGAGCCCACCACTGGTTGGCAAACCCTGGTCAGCGGCACCAGTTACAGCGACTGGAGTGGCTGGGATGCCACCTGGTCCAGTGCCAATGCCGTGGCCACACAGACTTACTACCCAGGTTCAGAAGGCGGTTACTACAGTACCAGCTACAACCCGCCAGCCGTTCCAGCCAACACCGCCACCGAGGAATACCAACTCGGCGCCTGTGCCAACCAGGATTTCGAATCCGGCATCTGTTACAGCTACTACATCCAGCGCCGCACCCGCAGCGCTTACAGTGACCAGGAAGTGATCACCGCCGCCAGCGCCGACACCATCAGGCGCAGCTACCGATATGCCGTCACACCCGGGCGTTACGAAGTCAAGGTGATCCGACTGGACCACAAAGACACTCGGGCCCGTGCCGGGCATGAATTGCGCTGGGGCGAGGTGCGCGGCTACCTCATCAACCCCAGCCTGCCCGTAGGCATCACCTTTCTGGCCGTCAAGATGCGCGCCACCGACAACCTGTCGATGCGCTCGAGCCGCCTCATCAACTGCCTGGTCACGCGCAAGCTGCCCATCTGGCACCCCGGCACCGGCTGGAGCAGCCCACAGGCCACCCGGTCAATTGCCTGGGCCTTTGCCGATGCGGTACGCGCCAGCTATGGGGCGAAACTGGCCGACAGCCGGATCGATCTGCCCGCCCTCTACCGGCTGGACCAGACCTGGAGTGCCAGAGGCGACCAGTTCGACGCGGTCTTTGACCAGAAAGTCACCGTCTGGGAAGCGCTCACCCGCATCGCCCGCTGTGGCCGTGCCGTGCCCTATCTGCAAAGCGGCGTGGTGCGCCTGGTGCGGGACGAAGCCAAAACACTGCCCGTGGCCCGATTCACCACCGCCAATATCGTCAAAGGCAGTTTCAAGCTGCAGTACGTGATGCCGGGGGAAGAAACGGCCGATGCGGTGACGGTGGAGTACTTCAGCCCCAAAACCTGGAAGCCGGCTGAGGTAACGGTGTCACTGCCGGGCTCTGTCGAAGCCAGTCCGGCCACGGTCAACCTGTTTGGTTGCACCAGTCAGAGCCAGGCAATGCGTGAAGGTAAATACATCGC